CGCGCAACGCCTCCACCCGCTCCTGCAGGAAGAACAGCATGGCGGCGTTGTCGTTCTCGCCCTTGCCCTCGGCGCCGCCGTCGAACAGGTTGCGGATCGGATCGATGACGATGATGTCGGGCGGCGCGTCGGCGAAGCGGCCGCGGATGGCGGCAGTCGTCGCGGCAACACCGCCGGCATCGAGCAGCATCCGCACCTTCGGCGTGGCGACGAGCCGGTCGCGCGCCGCGGCGATGACCGCCGGATCGAGGCGGATCGCCCGGATGCGCTCGCGCAGGTAGTGGTAGTGCACCTCCGCCTGCAGGTAGAAGATCGCGAGCGGCCGCGGCGGGGCGAAGCCGAGGAACGGCGCGCCGGCCGCCATGTGGGCGAGCAGGCTGATGACGAAATCACTCTTGCCGACCTTGGGCGCGCCGCCCAGCACCAGCATGCCGCCCGGGGTGAGCAGCCGCGGCGCGATCAGGTCGTCCGGCATCGCGCTCGCATCATCGAGCAACTCGCCAAGCGAGAAGGTGGGCAGCGAGGGTGGAGCGGCGGGTCCGGCAAGCTCCAGGGCCGGGCCGTTTCGCTCCTCGTGCAGCCGCCACAACCGCTGCGCTTCCGAGGCCAGCCGTTCCAGCGGCCAGCTGGGCCGCAGCATGGCGGCGTTGTACTGGCAGATCGCCTCCCACGCCTCGTCGCGGCTGATCCGGCCGTCGTGCGCCATCCGCACGTAGTGGCCGATGGCGGCGCTGACGCCCTGGAAGCGGGTCCAGTCGTCCTGTCCGCCGTCGCGCACCGGGGTGACCAGCACGTCGTCGATGCCGGGCTTCGCCACGCCGGACGGCGCCGGATCGGAGCCGACACCCGGCAGCGGCGGCATTGCATCGACCGCCTCTGCGAACTCGCTTAAGTCCACCTCAAGGGAGGGATTATGCCGGCGGATGGCGACCAGCCGCTTGCAGCCGCCCTTGTGGTAGAGCGAACCGGCCACCCGGATCGGCTGGTGCGCCGAGCGGAAGTGGGTGTCACCGCCGACCTTGACGGCAATGTCACCGCGCAGCCGGCAGACGAGGCCGATATCGTCGCCTTCCGCCGGCTCGGTCAGCCGCCACCAGACGTGCAGCTTGTCGAGCCCCTCCGGCGTCCGGCCGCCGGACTCGACGATCAGCGTCGGCTCGCCGAGATGCCCAAGCAGGTGGTCGAGCTTGGCGGCGATGTCGCCGGCATCGAGATCGACCACCACCGTCTGCATCTGCCGGATGTCGGCCGACTTGGCACGGCCCGACTCGGCGACCGTCCCGGGGACGACGTAGAATGCCGCGCCCTCGCGTGCCGCCCAGCCGGCGAAGTTGACCGCCTTCTCCGTGACCTTGGCGTCGGCCTCCACCCAGATGTTGTGCGGGCGGCCGCCGCCGTGCTCTGCACGGCTATCTTGAGGATTTGCCGGGCCCTGGCCCTTGTCGACAAAGCCACGGAACGGGATCCAGCCGTCGCAGTAGCCGAAGACGACATCGAGGAAGACGCCGATCTGCGCCGGATCGGGCTCCAGATCGAACGGATCGTCGTCGATCGCCACCGGCGCGTCGTTGAAGTCGCGCCACGGGTTGAAGTGGATGATGTTGTCGCCGTCGTCGGTCATGCCGGCAGGCTCCAGCAGCGCCGCGACCAGGCGCACAGCGCGCATTCGAAGTGATCGGGGTTGACGGCGAGACGCGGCAGCAGTTCACCGGCTTCGGTCGCCTTAAGGATGCGCACCGCGCGGTCGCTCATCCGCTGCGCCAGCCCGCCATCGAACGGCACCAGCTCATGGTGGAGTTCGGCGGTGTCCTTGTTGACGGCGGTGAACAGCGCCGGGTTGGCGGAGATGCCGGCGACGCTGCCTTCCATGTACGCCTGATAGACGGCGAGTTGCGCGGCGTAGACCGGCTTCGACAGAACCACGCCCTTCTGCGCCGTCTCCCTCCATGAGCGCGCGTTCATCGTCTTGCATTCCCATAGGCAGGGGTAGCCCAGCCCCGGCAGCGTCGGGCCATCGGCGAGGATGCCGTCGACGTGGCCGCGGATGCGGCCGCCGGCGACTGAGAAGCCGAACTGGCCGCCGTCCGGCCGGTTGCCCCTGCGGGTGTAGAGATCGAAGCCGGCGGCGCGCAGCCAGCCGATCGACAGCGTCTCGAAGCGATGACCGGCCTCGAAGATGCGCAGAATGGTGCCGTCGAACTCGCGGCCCTCGTCCGGCGGTGCATGGCTGATCTCGTAGGCGAGGCGGCGTGCGCAGGGCTCGCCGATGCGGCTTCCGCCGAGATAGTCGCGCGGCGGCTGCCGGCGATGGCGCTCGACGAGGGCGCCGTCGATGAGCGCATTGATGCGGGCCGCTGTCCTGTCGGTGATGGTGCCGCCATAGACGGCGCCCGAGCCGTGATTCAAATCGATCATGCGCTGCGCTCCCAGAAGCCACCGGCTTCAGCGATGCAGCGCAGCTTGTATTCCTGTGCGGGCGTCAGACGGGCACGATCGCCGTAGGCGTCCAGCTTCTCGCGCAGGCTCGCGCAGAATTCGATCTCGAACTCCGTCTCGGCGTTGGCTTCCGCCGCCGCGAGCAGCGCCAGCCAGTTTCCGGCCGGACCGTCATGGTTCAGATCCATCATGGCGGCCGGCCTCCTCAAAAAGGGATGGGATCGTTCAGCTCGTCGCTGTGCGTCCCTTCCTCGGACTGGCGGCGCATCGACTCCTGGAACCCATCGATGCAGGCCTCGATGATGCGGTCGATCTCGGCCGCGCTGCGGTCATGAAAGGGCGCCATGAGGCCGAGCTCGGTCAGCGCCTCGGCGAGGCTGCGCCGGGCATCCTTGATCGCGCGGGTCTCCATGTCGGTCTTGTCGATCATTCCGTTGTTCCTGTTCGCGAGGGCCGATCCGGCGTCGAGGCAGCGCATCGAGCAGAAGCGGTGGTGCGGAAATCGGTCCCACTGCAGCCGGTGGACGTAGCCGAAGCCGCGCGCCTCACGCCCGCACAGGGCGCAGGCCGCTATCCGAGCAAGAGCCGGGTCAGGTCCTCGTTGCCGGCGGGCTGCTCCTTGATCCGCTGCGAGGCCAGGACGATGAAGCGGGAGATCGCATTCGAGGCCATGGCTTCGAGGTCGGCCATGGTGAGGGCGGCGATGGGCTGATTGAGCCTTCCGCGCCCTTCGAGCCATTTGCCGACCTCCTTTGCCGCTTCGCGCGTCACGTGCGCCTGCCACTCGTCATCGGTCATGGCGGTCAGCTGTTGAGCCAAGCAGGCCCGGCCGGCTTGGCGGCCGGCTGCGGCGGCGTGGACGCACCTGCGTTTGCCCAGGCAGGGGCGGCGGCGGCCTGTGCCGGCGGCTGCGCGGGAGCCGCCTGGTTCCAGGCCGGCTGCGCCGCCGGCGCAGGAGACTTCGGGCGGGCGCGGGTGCTCGGGCTCGCCGGCACGACCTCGCCATCCATCACCTTGCGCCATTCCGGCTCGCCCGGGAGGACCACGCGGTCGAGCTTGTTGCTGTCGCCGTAGCGGGGATCCTCGGAGGGCTCGATCCTGATCTTGGCGACGAAGGTGATGCCGTTGAGATCGGCGAGACCGCGCAGGATGCGCTTTGCCTTCGCTGCCTCACTCATGTCGGCGGGATCGAGGCCGAGGGCCGAGTCGATCATGGCGCGGAAGGTGCTCTTGGAGATCTTCCAGCCGATCGAGACGCCATGCTCGTCCACCTTGCCGCCCTGGACGGTGAACATCTGCCAGAACTTGCGCCGTGCATGCGGCCCCTCGGCCACCGTGAACTCGCAGTCGAGCATGAGCACGTCGCTGCCGGGCGTGTTCGAGGCCTTGAGCAGACCGCGATCGATCTCGGCCTGGCCGTCGGTGCCGCCCTTACGGATCGCCATCGCCACCTTGGCGAAGGTGCCGTCCGGGATGAGCTCGCCGGTCTTCTGCGGCTCGGCGTCGTTCATGTCGAAGGTCATGGGATTCATCCTTTCGTGGTCGCGTTGATCTTGGAGAGGAGGGCGCCGAGGTCGGGTGGTTCGGTCACGTCGAGGCGCCCGGAGCGGTCCTTGGCGGGAAGGCCGAACGGGTTGCCAGCGCGGCAGACGAGGCGCCGGGTCTCGCCGCGCTCGGGCTCATGCCGCCAGCCCTCGCCGTCGGCGCTGAAGAAGCTCATGGAAATGACCTGATCGACGATGCCCGGCAGCTCGCGGCCGGCCTTGCCGCCCTCCATCTGCGGCTGCCAGATCGTGCGGCTGAACTCGTCGCTGACCTTCTCCAGGATGCCGACGAAGATCACGGTCTTCGCCTGCGCATGCTGGAGGTGCTTAAGGAGCCCGATGACCTCGCGCGCGAGCAGCCCATAGGCGCCGCGCGTGTCGGGCTTGCCGGTCTTCTCCGAGAAGGCCTCCGGCCGCGTCCGCGCCCATGCCATCGCCTGGCGCGTCAGGTCGGTGATCGAGTCAACGAAGATGATGCGCTTCGTCTCGATCAGCGGCACGAGATCCGGATAGAGTCCGACCACATGGTTGTAGTGCGCCTGGCAGAAAGGAGACGGCGCCTCGGCCGCGGGATCGATGCCGCCGACGAGGCAGGCAATATCCCGCGCATCCTCGAAGCTGCGGACGGGAATGCTGTCGCCGGGCCAGTCCTGGACCGACTTCATGCCCGCTTCGAGATCGATGCAGAGCGTCTCGCGCGCGGGCAGCGTCTTGAGCAGCGACGTCTTACCGACACCGGTCGGCCCGAAGATCGCCAGGGTGGTCTTGTTGTTGGCTTCGGCCAGACGCTCGTCGGCCGTGATGATCTTGAGCGCCATCATGCTCCTCCTTGGATCCGGGCGATGCCGTCGAGCCACCGCTCGAGGCGGGCGGCGGCTTCGCGGGCCATGCAGGCCTCTCGGCGCATGCGAGCGAGCCGCTCCGCCGGCAGAGCCATCAGGTCGCGCACCGGCATGTGCCGGATGTCGTCGAGTGCCGGTCGGGCCGTCATCGCGCGCCCCTCCCGGCGGGGCGCAGGCCCGCCTTGATCGCGAGATAGGCCATGCGGCCATCGTCGAGCCGCTGCTGGACGGCGATCAGCAGGTCCTGTCCGGCCAGCGCCATGACGCAATCGGCGACGCGGCTGAGCACCTCGCGCGCGCCTGCGGCCAGGCCCGAGGTCTCC